CCGTTAGCTTGTGCTAGTTCGTTAAATGAACCGTAGTTAGTTATTCCTGTTAGTAGTTCTAGTTCATCATCTGTTAGTGCTTCATCAAATACTGCTAGTGCTTTTACTTCTCCATAAAAATCTTGTGAAACTGCACTTGTAAAATCTAATTTATCTAATGTATTAGCAGTAAATGTATTGCCTGTTGATGTAACATTTTTATCTACACCATCTATAAATACTGCAAAATTATTTGTTCCATATCTGAAAGCAACTTTTACAAAATCATTAGTTGTGTTTGTTGGAAAACTAAAACTTAGGTTTCCTGATGGATTATCCATACGAAACTCCAAGTTATCATTTTCGGCTCTTTTAGATATATAAATTCTGTTACTTATATCTTGATATAGATTAATTTGCCTAAATGTTCCAAGTTGACTTAATGTTCTAAACTCTGCATATAAAACACCCTCTGTACTATTTATCAATGTACTATTACCACTACCTGTTAGTGTTTCTGTTGCTCTTGTAACTGTACTACCCGTTAGTGTTGGTATGTAAGAAGTACTATGTGATAACTCTTCTAATTGTGCACCCCATATATACAATCCATCTGTACTATTAGGCATAGTCCAAGATTCTAACCAAGAAGCAGTAGTGCTAGATACTAATGAAATATAAAACGAGTTGTATCTATTTAATGATACTAAACTAATTTTATACCAATCATTTGGATATTCTTCTAATACAACATCAGAAAATCCTGCACCAACAGTTCCTATTGTGCCGTTTAATAAATCAAAATTAGCTATTTGGTCTGTGGAGTTAGCACTAGCGACTTGTAAATATCTTAATTCTTTAGCTTTTGCAAAAAGACTAAATGAAGCAGTAACTGTGTTTGTTAATGATAATTTACCTACATTATGTCTTGAAGCGTTTGTGTTACCTGTAATTAAACTAGCACTTGTATCTCCGTTTGGACTTGTTGTTGCATTACTTACGACAGTAACATCATCTAATGACCATTGACTAAAATCCTCACTATAAGGTAATAGATTAGTAGAAGTAGGCTCTAACAACCAATGCCCATTCTCTCCATTACTATCATAGTTTATTCTAGCTAAATCTACATCTTCACTAAATGTAATGTCTTTTACTGATACACTAGCTATTTTGCAATCATTTAAACCTCTTAGCTTTATTTTATCACCACTTTGTGCAGTTATATTAAAAGTGTAAGTATCAGGAGAAGTCATAGCAGTTGTTAAACCACCCATATATATTTGAGGGAAGCCACTACCACTTGCTTCTGTTACAACAACAACAACCTCGCATTGGTTGCCTGTTGTTAAAGAGCCTTGCTCTGCGTAAGTTCCTGCACCTGTATGTACTAATTCACCATCTTCTATACTCCAACCTGCGCCTAAAGTCCACCTATCGTTAGGGTCAACTTGTTGTACTGATACGTTGTCTATTGTATAACTTCCTGAACTTCCTCTCGTTATAAATAAAGACCCATCGCCTGAACAAATAGAATTAAATGATAAAGTGCCTGTTGTGCTTATTCTATTTGGTGCTACTGTTATTCCCGTAGCTCCTGTTCTTATATAAAAATTACCTGTAATATCATCTACATCTACGGTAATAGTATATGTTTTACCTACTGTTAAAATATCTTGTTGTATTCCAATCAAAGACCCGTCAGATACAATTTTTAACTTGCCTGATGGTGATTCTGTAACAAAATTACTACCATTTTCACTTCCTTGTATTGTCCAACCATCAGGGTTATCTCCTGTCCAATTATAAAAATCTCCATTTACAACTAAATCATCACCCAACTCCTCAAAATCACCATTAAGTACTAATTCAGGGTCAGTAATACTCTGCATATCTTGTACTAAACCATCAGAGTTTATTCTTGTAGCACTACTTGCTCTATCGAAGTCAAAGTCTGATGATACATCTACTATTGATACGTTGTCAATATAGAACTCTGTATTATGTCCAAATGCTCTACCAAAGTTGATTTCTGTGTTAGCTTTTACAGGTTCAGTTATGATAGTATAACTACCACTAGAAGTAAATGTAGTTGATACATCAGAGTTAGCTTCGTTTTTGTAAAAACATTGTGCAGTACCCTGAACATATGTTAAATCAAAAGTAATTCTTAAAACTACACCTACATTATTTGTTATATCTTGTTTTAACGGATTAAAAGATGTAGTTAATGGGTGGTAAGCACTACCACTAGACCATTGCCAATGTGTATTTGTATTTGCCCAACCACTTAAATCTGTACTATATGTACCATTAGTTACAAGTTCATCACCTGTATAAGTCTTTACAGAGTGTACCCTTGCATCAGAATATGCAGTAGGTGTAAGTAGTATAGATGCTTTGTCTAGCAACTCATAGTTATCAATATCCTTAACTACTTGCTTACTATCAGCAATATTCTCGCTATAAGTAGCACGACCCTTAACAGCCGACATTAAAGAATCTATTAGACTTCCTAATACTCTTTTACCTACTCTTATTGCTAAACTTAATCCTAACATATTATGATGTATATACTACCTCCATAGTAGCGTTAAACCTTACTGTTGTTTCAAGTGCTGTTGACGGCGCTACTGTAACTATAAGAACATCACCCGCTGCAAACGTAGCACTACTACCTAAAGATGTAGTTGAGAAGAAGTCGGTAGTGGTATCACCTCCTAAAGTTTCACTCGCAGTATCGCCTAGTTGTGTAAGGTCGATAGCAGCAGAACTTTCATCAGAAGGAGTACCTTTATATACTTTAAAACCCACAGTCCTACCGCTTGTTCCTCCAACTAATCCACTAAAAGAGTTTACAAAACCATCTCTAGTGCAATATAGCTGTGCTTGTTGTAGTGCATCTTGTGCATCATTAGTAGGGTCAGTAACGACTGACGACCAAGAATAGGTAACGTTACCCCCATAAGCGGGTGCGTATTCATCCGCCCTTCTTACTCTATTTAAAAGTCCACTAACACGAACAAAATGAGTTTTCCTTAAATTGTCATCTTGCCATTGTAAAGCACCGCTAGAGTTCTTAGTAAGCACAGTATCATTACTAGCTGTACTAAAGCCTTTAGGAACGTGCAGTTGCGAATCCTCTAAACTACTATGTTCGTTACTAGCCATATTAAGATTTATATCCTATGCAGATTCCACTTGTCAATGTAATATCTGTAACCTTTCCTAAGAATAATGTAGTTCCCGCAGGTACAGTTGTTTGTAGAGCATCTTCACCCGTACACTCATCAGCAGTAATACTAGCTATAACACTCTCCACAGGGAAGTGTAAGCAGTAATATCTTTTGCCTGTTTGTGCAGCAGTAGTGAATACCTCAACATCACCACTAGGAGAATGACCTACCATTCGCATTAACGATACATTATCATCTAAAAATCCTGTTGCCATTTTATATTATTTTATTTGTTTCTATCGTATGCCCAATTCTTTAAAGCAATATAATTCTTAGAGTAAGGGCATTCTTTACTCACATCCTTGCCTTGTGGTTGTTTAATTGCTCTTGCAATATATGCAATAGCTTTTCTTGCTTCAGTAGCATCGTTAGATGTCCAATCAGCTTTCTTCTTAGAAAGTAGTTTTAAGTTTCTGTTTATAGCATCTCTACCTAAACTAGCTTTCTTACTACATTTATTCTCAGACCATCTCTTTAGTTCTGAGTAACTCATATTTACAGACTTCTTATATTCTGTATATGTTTCATCAATCTCCTCTTGTGAGAAAGCGTTTTTAGCAGACTTAACCTCAGAAACTAAATCACTCATCATCTCGTTGATTAAATCCATAAGGTCAAGTTGATTCTCATCAAACTCATCATAAGCATCACCATCGTGTTCCTTTCCGCACATCCAATTACCATCGGGCATTTGATGCTCATAACCATCAGGACACTCTTTGTTTTCTCTAAATACGTTTTCTTCCTCTTTCATTAGTAGAATATTATTCCGTTCATCTTACTAGCTATGTCAGTATCAGGCATAGAGCTATCTCCATCCTTTCCATACAAAAGATAGTTGTTTACTTGGTCTTGATGAGTAATGTAAGCAATCATATCATCCAACAATACCTTAGCCTTTCTAAATGTGTCGCTTTTCATTTGATTAAACTGCTCTACATTTGCAGGTGTGCTAAAGTCAGAAACATTAACAACTAATCCTGCTGAGGTTGTGTTGTATTGTATCTCGTTCATAACCTCAAACCTAACAAACCAACATAGTGCAGGTTTTAGGTAGTGTGTTAACAAATCAGAGTTAGCAGTTGTCAAAGTACCGTTATGGTTCTGTGTCTTTAACTCCTCAAACATATCTAATCCAAGCTCAGGCTTAATGTGTGCAAGTTCAGCAATTTCAAGTATAGCATCACTTATCAAAGCGGTATCTGTTGCCTGATTAGTAAATGAAGTTGATATAACCTCTGATGCTGTTACAAACTTGTTGTATTGTCTTACATTTGCCATATTAGTCTTGTGTTTCGTTTCGTTCTACTCTAATTGTCTGTCTGTCTGATAAGAGCATATGACCATCCTCAATATCTTCTAAGTCTTTATTAAGCATTGCTCTTTGCTCATTGATAGTCAATACTTGCTTAGGGTCAATGTCCGACAGGAATGAAATAGGTGGCTCGTAAGCAACTGTTAGGTCATCCGTATCAATTCCTACCTCAGCAGCAATAACTCTCTTTATAGGGTCTAATAAGATGTTAGTAGTATCTCTAATAACAGTTGACATAGCTAAGTCATAAGCTATTCTAATCTCACTACCCGTATTGTTCATCTTTCCTGATGATACGATACCACTCAAGGCGGGTTGCCATCTGTGAGCAGTAATTATGTTTTGGTCAGTTAACTTCTGTAAATCTAGGAAATCACCATCTTCCTTGTTGCTTATAATCTGAACGTCAGTACCTCTACTGTCCTCACCGTTCTTTACAAGGAATAATATCTTTGAGTTGTTACCACTACCCGTTAATGTATCTTTGGCAGTTTCAACAAACTTCTCTGCTTCTGCTTCACCAAAATCACCGTTAACGGTAACAATAGCAGAAGGACTAAATCCGTTCTTAAATGATGTGTGATTAAATTTACCAATCTCATAGTCTATTGCTATGTGTTCTAATGAAGCTACATAGTCAGGTAATCCGTAAAAGTTAAATGTACTTTCGTAATCCTTGTAATGTATGATAAATCTACTGTTAGAAATCTGTGGGTAAACAGGTATTCTCTGTGTTTTATCTTTGTTTTTTCTGTAATTAGTCCAATCAGAATTAAAGTAAACATACTTTTTGTTTTTAGCTAGTCTAGCTGTTGAAGCATCTTTATGATAGAAGTTTACACCACCCTCATATATAACACCCTCTAGGTATGCGTTACCATAAGTATAATAATCGTCTGCTAGTTTTT